AGAGGTAATTGAAAAGAAACAACGGCGGGCCCAGCAACAACAATCCCTTCAAAAGGCTTATCTTGCTGGCGACCATGTGAAACACGTTCTTAAATGTTTCATTAAGGCAGAGACGTACGCGGGTCCTAAAGACCCACGGAACATATCCACTTATAATGACCGAGACAAACTAGAGATGGCGCAATTTGCGCATTCGCTATCGGAACATCTGAAACAGTTCGAATGGTATGGACCTGGCAAAACCCCCGTTGAGATTTCAAACAGGGTAGCATCTATATGCATGTCCTCCGTGGACGCGGTGAATATCTCGGATTACCACCGCATGGATGGCACCATCACGTATTTGTTGCGTAAGGTGGACGCCGCTATATTCATGCGTGCCTTCCCAGATCATCGACCCGCCCTGAATGAACTCCTCAAAACCAATGCAGATAATCACGGAGTCCTCCCCAAAGGGACGACGTTCGAACAAGGACCTTCGCATGGATCTGGATGTTCCGCTACTAGTGTTAGCCAGACTCTTCGAGCTGCTTTCACAGCATATCTTGGATATCGAAACAAGTACCGGGACCTCTCTGCCAAACTTAGTCACAGATACGCCTTTGACTCCCTCGGAATCCATCTTGGTGATGATGGACTCGACGCTGACCTCCCTCTCCGGAACCATCGGTGGGCGGCTAGGAGCGTCGGACTCATCCTGGAAGCAGGAATGGTTTGCCGAGGGGACCGAGGCGTCAACTTCCTGGCTCGCTATTATTCACCAGAGGTCTGGCTCGGTCGTCTTGACAGTATGTGCGATGTCCGTCGGCAGCTCGGAAAGCTGCACGTTACGCGACGTTTGCCTGATAATGTCAAGGCTGGAGCTAAACTGGTGGAGAAAGCAATGGGATTTGTCGCAACAGATAGCAACACCCCCGTCATCGGGGAGTATTGCCGGAAAGCAGTTGAAACCTCTGATGTGGAGGCACGACGAGCAGACCTTGGCATCGCTAGTTGGTGGTCACAATTTGACATCTCCGTACAGTACCCCAATGTCAATGACGATGGCTGGATGGACGCAGAGTTTTCTTTGCAGTTTCCAGAATTTGACCGTCAGACGTTTGATTGCTGGCTCGGATCGGTCACGTCCGCTGACGAACTGTTGCGCGCTCCCTTATGCGCCGAGCCCCGACCTGCGGCTCCGGCCCCTGTTGACCTCATTGTTGATGGAGATGTGCTCCTTGCGAGCCTCCCACCACTTGTCC